GAGGTATCTCGTTAATGGTATGTCCTACCCTTCTGTTACAACTGTGATAGGACATTCTAAGAAGAAGTCCATCATGGAGTGGAGGAATAGAGTTGGTGAAGAGGAAGCAAATAAAATTACAAAACGTGCTACAACTCGTGGGAACAAGTGTCATAAGTTAGCAGAGTTATACATCAAGAATCAAGATATAAGCAAATATAAGGATGATCCACTATCAATGGGGTTATTTTACCAAATCAAACCACATATAGATAGTATCAACAACATACATGCAATTGAAGCACCCCTATCAAGTCAGGTGTTGAAGTTGGCAGGTCGAGTGGATTGTATTGCGGAGTATAAGGGAGAACTTGCAATAATAGATTTCAAAACATCAACTAAGACGAAACGTGAAGAGTGGATACACGACTACTTTGCACAAGAGACAGCTTATGCTATAATGTTTCAAGAGCTAACTGGATTACAAGTTAAGAAGTTAGTGACAATCATAGCCTGTGAGACAGGTGAACCCCAAGTTTTTGAAATTTATGACAAGTTTAAGTATGCTCGCAAACTTAAAGAGTACATCGACACCTACAAACAAGCATATGGCGAGTGGTAAGATAGATGAAGTCTTTGAAGAGAATTTTATGACTGCTGCAAAGTTTTCAGTAGAAATAGAAAAGATAGTTAAAGATTCAAACCTCAACTACATTGAAGCAGTAGTTCAATTTTGCGAAGATAAGAATATAGAATTAGATGGAGTTAATAAGTTAATCTCCAAACCATTAAAAGAGAAATTAAAGTTTGAGGCACAACGTCTAAATTTTATGAAACGTACCTCAAGAGGTCTGTTGAAACTGTGACAGGTTTTGAAGTTTACAAGATGTATCTTGCTCTGAAACTTCATTTTACTTCCGACACTTATGATTATTTCCAATATGGTGGAAATGCTAAGGCATCACAGGTTTCTTTTGATCAACGAAAAGATAAGTTCTTTTTTGTCAAACTCTCAAGGAAGTTCAAGGACTTCGAGCTACGCGAATTTTTTGTAGCAAACCTAACAGCAGAGGACAAGGTATATCCTGCTACATTGGTCAGAGAAGGTGCCAAGAATTATGCTGAGTATACCAAACGCAAAGAATCACTGAGTTATCACTTCAAAGAGGATGTGGCAACACTCCATGAAACTCATAGTAGATTCGATGATCTCTTCAAAGTAGAAGGAGTACACCCTCCCTTGCTAAAATCATTTTTAGGTGGTAGAATATGTTTGGAGACACTTACCATATTCAACAAGATCTTCCAGTATGTTCCTCAGTTTGATAAACAAATCAAGGAGGAGATAGTCTGGAAGCCTTTGAGAAATAAGGTAGTGAAGTACGACCCATTCTTACATATAGACTTGGGTAAATATAAGAAAATAGTTAAAGCACAGTACTTATGAGTAAATTCTTTAAATCTGAGATTGTTCAACAAGAACTTGAAAAGATGCAAGAACTGTATCTAGAGATCAATCGCATGGGACTTATACTAAGTGTCGATGAGAAACGTGAACAACTTCTGAAGATGATGGAACTCATAAATGTACAGCAGACTATGTACATGCGTGTTACATTATCTGAGGATCCTGACGCAAAACAGTTAGTTCAGCAAGTCAAACAGGCAGCAACCATGCTTAGGTATGCCACCTGCTGACATAGGACCCCAGTTTTATGACACATTGAAAGAAAATGTACGCAAAATGATAGACCAGTTACCTAAATAATTCCATGCCTTTATTAATCATCATCGGTGGATCCTCAGCAATCGGAGTTGCGATTGCACTTTACATACTTCGTAAATATAATCCACATAACTGATGAAATTAACGCAAGAAGTAATCGACCAAATACAGGAAGCGATGAACCATACTAAGAAGAATGGAGACATCAACTGGGTCGATGGAGACGACATAGATGTCTGTCTCGCAGGAACATTTGCTGCTGACAGGTTCATAGTTATTCATAACAGAACCAAAAGTAGCACGTCAAAACACAATTTTATCAAATGAGATTAGCCGTACTCTGCTCTGGAAATGGATCAAATTTCGAGAACATAGTGCGAACGTGCAGAAGTGACGAAGTTGTGTTGATGATCCATAACAAAAAGAAGTGTGGAGCAGCAAAGAGAGCAGATAAGTTTGGAATACCTCATTCTTATATTGAGTCGACTGACGAAATCAACATGATCAGACTTATTCAAGCATGGAATGTAGACCTGGTAGTATTAGCAGGTTGGATGCGAATCGTTACAAAAGATTTTATTGACGCATTTCGTGGTAGAATAATTAATGTACACCCTTCACTTTTACCTAAGTATAAGGGGTTACATGCAATAGAACAGGCAATGGACGCAGGTGAAACTGAGACTGGTGCAACTGTTCATTACGTAAACGAAGAACTTGATGGTGGTGAAATCATCATCCAGTCTAAAGTACCCATTTTACATAATGACGATATTAAATCACTCACGAAGGCCATACAGAGACGTGAGTACGCAATCCTACCAGAGGCTATTAAACATGTTAAGCACAAATTACAGGAACCGAATAGTGGATATCTGTTGCAGGATGATATCTACCGATGGGACGGTAGAATTAAAAGAAAGGATTTGGATGAACAAACTATGCCAACACAATAAATCTGCGAATGCCCTAGCGGGTGCCTTATTATGCCCTGATTATATACCTCACGAATATGAGCAATGAAATTATCCCACTGTTTTCTACTCCCATATATAAAACCTCAGTAGAGGTTCCTGACGTAGATGCAGTACTGAAGACTATACCATACGAACCATATCCAGATAATAGCGGATACTCAAGTAAAGATACGAAGATATTAAATTCAGAACCTTTTCAAGCAATAAAAGCAATAATTGATCAACACATGAGTATGTACTGTTTCGAGTTACTTAAACTCGCTAACTGTCGTATTGTACATTCTCAATCTTGGATTAACCTCCACAAACCAGGTAACTATTCACCGAAGCACTACCATAGTAACTCATGTTACAGTGGTGGTCTTTATCTTGATGTACCTGAGGGTAGTGGTGGGTTAGTATTCAATGCATCACATACACAGTCAACATACTGTACAAGTACGGTCAAACCACTCACGATGGAAGGTAACATCTTTAATGCCGACCGATGGGGATTTGATGTCAAGAAGGGAGATCTACTTCTCTTTCCTTCACACCTCATGCACGAGACTGATGTGAACAACACAAATAAGAACCGTTACATGGTGGCATTTAATTATTTCCTTGATGGAAAGATAGGAGATAACACACGTGTACTGAACATCAAAGTGACATGACGTTCATCGAGGAGTATCAACTCGATCCAAAACTTTGTGATGATTACCTTGAGGTATTCAAAAGAGCATCATCAGTTGGACTATGCAAACCAGGCATATCATCTAAGGGTCTCAACCGCAATGTAAAAGCAAGTACAGATTTCTATCTAGGTGACGCTGACAAGATCGGTGCACCTTTTAGTCTTTGGGAAAACTACCATGAGCAACTATGGAGATTTGTACAAGACTACATTTCAAAGTATCGGTTCATGGAGTTCGGTGGAACTTTTGAACTGAGACACTTGCCTGTGATACAATGGTATAAACCTGGTGAAGGTTATTACAAGTGGCACATAGATGCTGCACAAAAGGCATGTAGCGATAGAGCAATGGTCTATATGACATATCTCAATGATGTACCTGATGGTGGAACAATGTTCTATCACCAACAGTATACGACCAGAGCTAAGAAGGGTAACACAGTGATATTCCCTGCAGGTTTTACACACCTACATAGAGGTGAGATAAGTGAAACAAATCATAAGTACATTATTACAGGATGGATATGGTGGGAATGAATAACCTCTGGAAAAATTACAGAGATGTATTATGGGAAACTTTTCCCGACTTTCAAAGACAACCGATCTGGGCAGACTGGACGGGTAAAAAAGGAACAAGACTTACAGCACAGGTATACACACATGAGCACTTTATCAAAGCAAGGGAAGTTGACATCTGGGATGATACTACTTCCGTTTATAATAACATTCTTTACCCTAAAACTGGGAGTAACCTTCCCTGTTTTGGTATGGATCTTATGGGATTTAACGAAAATCGGGTAATCATTGTATTCGACTTTCAACATCCAGTAGAGAACTATCTGTATGAGGTAGAGAGTTTACCTAAGGCAGAGAAAGAATATAGGTTCTTTGAGATGGGTAATCATTTCTCTAAGAACATCTACGTTAGATACTGTAAGGCATCAGAGGTGGACGACTACCTACCGATGTTCAAGACTTATTTGTTGTGGTATAAACATATAATAGAAGAAGCACAACCATCTGGGTTGGATGCAACAGAGACATATAGAGATTTTGACGCATATATGACACGTTTAGACCCTGTTGGAGGGTATTTGTCAGGAAAGTTTGGCAAAGAACAGGCAGAGGGGCTTGTCAATGGGTTCCTTTTCTGCTATAATAAATAGTATGCCACGACGGTGGTTTGGGAGTGACTGAATAAACTTACTGGCAACTGCTGGTTAAGGTGATGAGACACAGGTGGTGCTGCTGATGCAAGTAGAACCGACTCAACCAGTCGGGTCTCAGGCAATAACGTTTTTACTACTGTAGTAATGCCCGTTATTTGTTGGTACACAGGAATCCAACCTCCCTCTTTAATACAACAAAACAAATATCCACAATTATCCACATGTCATTCGCAAATTTAAAAAAGAAATCAAGATCTGGTTCTCTTACAGAGAAATTAATTAGACAGGTCGAAAAAATCAACGATAAAGGTAGCAGTAACGTTGATGAACGTATTTGGAAACCAGTAGTAGACAAATCTGGTAATGGTTATGCAATCATTCGTTTCCTTCCAGAACCCGAAGGTTGTGAACTTCCTTGGTCTAGAGTTTATACTCACGCATTTCAAGGAACTGGTGGTTGGTATATAGAGAACTCTCTTACCACACTTGGACAAAAAGACCCAGTTTCAGAGCACAACTCAGAACTATGGAATTCTGGTTCAGACGCAAACAAAGAGATTGCTCGTAAGCAGAAGAGAAGATTATCTTATTATAGTAACATCTATATTGTAAGTGATCCAACTAATCCTGAGAACGAAGGTAAAGTATTTCTATACAAGTATGGAAAGAAAATCTTTGACAAGATTATGGAAGCAATGAAGCCTGAGTTTGCAGATGAAACTCCAATCAATCCATTTGATTTTTGGGCAGGTGCTAACTTCAAGTTAAAGATTCGTAGAGTCGAGGGTTATCAAAACTATGACAAGTCAGAGTTCGGTAGTGCAGAAGCACTCTTTGATGATGATGCAAAGTTAGAAAAGATCTACAACTCTTTATATAATTTAAATGAGTTTACAGATGCTAAGAACTTTAAGTCATACGAGAAGTTAAAGGAACGTTTAGATTCTGTTCTTGGACTCAAGAAGCCAGTCAGAGCACCAATTCCTGATTCAGAATTAGAAACTGAAGATGAAGGTCGTGGTTACTTTGCAGAACAAGCAGCAGTATCCGAACCAGTAAAAGAAGTTGCAGCAGTAGAAGAAGCAACATCTGATGAAGATGATGAATCGCTGAGTTACTTCTCTCGATTAGTTAATTCTTAAGACACACAACCCACCGCAAGGTGGGTTTTTTTATACCCCTCTTATTCTCGGATTATATGTTCCCTTCAATCCTTTTGAAATATAATCTGAAGATTTATCATATGACATGATTTCTCTATGCTCACTTATAAATGCAGATAAGTATTCAGATTTTAATATTCTTATTCTTCTTTTTTCATCATTGAGTCTAACTTCGTATTGATAAT